TGAGACGCTGTATTACTTGGAGTATTGGTTGGCGTTTCAGTTTGCGTTGGTGTTTGTGTTGCAGTTTGAGACGCTGTATTACTTGGAGTATTTGTTGGTGTTTCAGTTGGAGTTGGTGTTTGTGTTGCAGTCTGAGAAGCCGTGTTACTTGGCGTATTTGTTGGAGTACCAGTTTGAGTTGGTGTTTGAGAAGATGTGTTGCTTGGAGTATTTGTTGGTGTTTCAGTCTGTGTTGGAGTTTGAGATGCCGTGTTACTTGGAGTATTTGTTGGTGTTCCTGTTTGAGTCGGAGTTGGAGTCGCAGATTCTCCAGGAGTTGGGGTTGGGGTATCAGTCACAGTAGGACTCGGCGTGTTAGTCGGAGTTTCAGTGTTTGATGGAGTATTAGTTGGTGTTGTTGTTGAGGTCTGTGTCGGCGTATTTGTAGGTGTAATCGAAGCGGTCGGAGATGGTGTTTCTCCAGGTGTTGGACTTGGAGTTTCCGTAGGTGATGATGTTATCGAAGGAGTTGGTGTGAATGTGTTGGTTGGTGTTGTAGTCGGTGTACCACTATTTGTTGGAGACAAAGTAATTGTTGGGGTTACCGATGGTGTCGGAGTCTGAGATTCTCCGGGTGTTGGACTTGGAGTTTCTGTTTGTGTTGGTGTAACAGTATTACTTGCGGTAACAGTATTTGTAGGAGTATTAGTTGGGGTATTACTTGCTGTTGGAGATGCTGTAATACTTACCGTAGGAGTACTAGTGACCGTCGATGTTGGTGTTTGGGATGGAGTTTGGGTCGGAGTATCCGTATTTGTTGGTGTAGGAGAATTAGATGCGGTATTTGTGGGAGTTTGAGTTGGAGTTTCACCTGGTGTTGATGTTGGTGATTCAGTTATTGTTGGCGTTGGCGTATTTGATGGAGTAACGCTACTCGTAGGTGTTTGAGTTGACGTTTGAGTTGGAGTATTTGTATTTGTCGGTGTTGGTGAATTTGTTGCCGACAGAGTAATTGAAGGAGTAGGTGTGTTAGTTGGAGTTTGAGTTGGACTTACGGTTGGTGTAGGTGTTGGCGTTGCAGTCCCACTGGAGGTCTGTGTAGGTGTTTGAGTACTCGTTCTCGTTGGACTTGGTGAAGCAGTATTAGTAGGAGTAATACTCACCGTAGGAGTCACCGTAGGAGTTATCGTGGGTGTTGGTGTTGGTGTTGAAGCTGGCGGCCAATCTTCTAACGATAAAATTTGAAAACTTTGAGGAGATGCAGTACTATAAGAAAATATTCTATAATAAATTGTCCTTGTAGCACCTGCAGGAATTTGATAATTGTCAATTACCAAACCATCCGAACATCGAGTGTATGAGATAACCCTAACAACAGTAGATATGTTTTTGATTACAAGTTTTTTACAAAGACTCACCTTTTGAAAATTATATCTTATAAATACCCGTAAAATAAAAAAAGGGAGACTTTCGTCTCCCTTCTGTTGTTAATTAAGATAAATATTATCTCAATTCTCTCAAGTCGAATGTTCTAACACCGTCAACTGTTACTCTACCATAGAAACGGTTGTTAACCATCTTCTTAGCGTATCTAGTCATGATACCCTTGATAGGAGTGAAGTTGAATGGGTTATACATTGTTGGAGTCAATTGTAGAGGTACGTATGGAGCGTAAATGTAACCTGTATCCAACAAGCTAGTTCCTTTGTGTCCAATCAACACTTGGTTAGCTGGGAAGTAAGGGTCACGATACACTTGGTATCTACCTGACAAAGTACCGATTCTTTCGATACCCATGTTGTATTGGTCTTGGTCAGGAGCCGCGTTTGATACGTGGAAGTATTCCAAATCATCAAAGATAGCTGAAACTTCAGAAGAAACAACAATCCAGTTAGCACCACCTCTCAAAGTTGATTTGTGGATTTGAGCTGACAATTGGTTGATTGCTGTAATCAAAGTTTGGTTCCAATCTTTCTGAGTGTATGGAGTTGTACCGCTAGAAGCAAGTCTCTTCCATCCGTTGTAATCCCATCTTAGGTTCCAAGCCGCACCTTTTCTCAAGTCTCTCAAGATTTCTCTATCGATTTCAGCAGCCACTTGCTCAGACAATAAAGCTGTCAATTCAGCTTCAGCGTCGATGTTGTGGAATGCCGCAACGTCTTGTGCCAATTCAGGAGACCATTGTGCTCTAAGTTTTCTTTCTGTAACAGAAACAGTTACTGACTCAAGGTCGAAAGAAACTTCACCGATTTGGTCTTCGAATTCAAGTTCTTTGTAGATTCTGTAAACACCAACGAACGCTTGGTTCAATGCTGTTGTAGACGAGAATGTAGAACCTGTGTAACCATCAGGAGATGTTTGACCACACTCAACACAAACAGGAACCTGAAGGTCAACCTCCAAGTAGATTCTACCGTTAGCGTCACATACGTTGTAGTACTGACCACCTGAACCAGTTGTTGGCCAAGTAGTTGAAGCTTGGTTACCGTATTCTACGATACCCTTACCATATCTTTGAGTTACTACTCTGAATAAGTAAGGATTGTTGAAGTTAGCAACTGTAGTTGGGTTACCAGGAACACCGAAAATGTTCAATCCTGAAAGGAATTCTTCTGTATCCATAGTGTTACCATTAGGTCCGATAAGTTGACCAGCACCTGCATTAGAGAAACCACTCAATACGATAATAACCTTTCTGTAATCGTTTGTAGTGTATGCTGAAGGAACCATAAGACCATTGTTGTTCCAAGCTACAGTTGTAGTAGTAGCTGTAGTAGCTGACCACTTACCTTTAGAGTAGTCGAACAAACCTGGAGGATTCAAACCAGCTTCGTTACCTTCGTAGAACAAGTCATACAAATCCTTTGTGTATGTAGGATTGTAAGAACCTGTACCGTTAGTGTAACCAGCGTCAGGATTACCTGGGTAGTTACCTGGAGAACCTACAGGAGCGTAGTGGTCACCAGATTGACCGAAGTAACCTAGGTCGTTAGGAGTAGTACCACCAGAGTAACCTTGGATTTTAGGTACGAAGTAGAACAATTTACCGATTGGTAAGTTCATTGCTTGTACAGATACGATATCGTTTGCAAGAAGTTTAGAGAATACTCTTCTTACGATTGGGAAAACTACGGTCTCGAAAGAACCTGAGTCAGAAGTTGAAGAAGCTTCGTTAATCAAATATGAAGCTTGGTTTTCGTACAACTGAGCTACGTTCTCTTTCAAGTGACCACCTAGACCCTCAAGGAATCCTAATTTGTCCCACTTATTTACTGTGTCTTCTTTGATAACTTTCAAGTGCTTAAGACCGATGTTACCAACTAGACCACTTTCTAATAATGCACCCATTTTAATATTGGTTTTTTTAATTTATTTATTTTTATCTGTTAATTTTTGACATGATATCCTTCATTCTTAAGAACTGTGGATTTTCATACGTTTTAGATTCAATTAAGTTTTGTGCTGAACCTGATGCTGGAGATTTGTCAATCTCTTTGATAGATTCAGTTACAACACTTTGAACCTGAGTATTCAACTCATTTTTAATAGTACCATACAGATTTTTAGATTCTTTAAGACTTTCCACATCATCAAATCTTCTTAGGATATTGATTTTTTCTTGTTTTGTGGTTGTATGCTCTGTGAACAATCTAGTAGCGTATGCCAAATTTGAATTAAATACCGCAACTTCATTCAGTTTTTCTCTGAACACGTTAAGAGCCTTACGGTACTCATCGTTTTTATTTCTTAATCTTTCGACTTCTTCTTGAAGATATTCGTTTGGTATAACTTTCATTTTTGGAAGACCTTTTCTCATAGGGTAATTTCTTGTTCCATTACCTAATGTTCTTGCAGCTTCTGAATGTTCTCCTTTTTTACGAGTTTCAAAATGAGCATCGTCTCTTCTTGCTTTGGTAGTTTTCAAATCCTTACCAGCAATCTTGCTGTGCTTCATTCCTTCTCTCTCGTCTTCACGAGCATCATAACCCTGCTTCTTTTTTGCTTCTGTATATTCAAACTTCTTAGGTTTCAAATTCATATTAACACCTTTAGCTGAACCTTTAGGTTCGATGACTTCTTCCTTAGTTTCCATCTTCTTACCTTCTTTGAATTCAAAATCAGGTTTTCCTGTTTTAACACCTTTACCTACTACAGGTTTGGTCATCATGTCACCTTCTTTTGTTTCCATTTTCTTAGCTTTATTTGTTAATGTTGATTTTTTTGTGTGACCCATAACTGGTTTGAAACCAATAGCCTCCATCATGTCTTCTTCTTCCATGTACTCTTCGTCCATTTCTGAATCTTCCATTTCATCATCTTCCATGTCCATTTCGATTTCATAAACAACTTCATCTTCTTCCATTGAGTCTTCTTCTTCCATTTCAGATTCTTGGAAAATACTGTCCATCATCGAATCTAGCTCTTCATCAGAAATGTTTTCTTCCAT